TAAAGGAGTATGATTAGTCCTCATCTGGATTGGTACAGCTTGAGGCATAGTATTATTTGGTTGTATTTGTGGACTAGGAATTGGAGAAACTTGCATTGTTACCTTTCTTATTAAGCTGCTTGTGCATTTGTATTTGGGACTAAAGGAGAAACAGGTGCAGGCATTGGATTCGCAGTAGGTTGTGGTTGAACTGGTTGAGGAACCGGCTGCGATGCTTGCACTAAGGCATTAATTTGATTGAAAAATGTCACAAGCATATCATCTTTTTCTTGTTCAAGATTTGCTGCTCGATACAAATTGATATATTGAACAACAATTTCAGTAGCTAAAGGAAGATCCATAAAAGGATCGGGTGGTGTATATTTTCCATTTTCGACAATTTCATCGAGATATTTGTAGATACGTTCCTCAGAAGCATTCATCAATTTTTGATTTTCCTCAAGATCTGGGAAATTCATCAATCGACGACCTTCTTTTAGGCTTAGCATTCCTGCTTGGACTTGTTCTGTAACAGTAGCTATACGACCTGCAGGAGTTCTGGGAAGAGAAGATTCTGTGAAACATTTAATGACAAATGGATCTTTAAGAAATGACATCTTTGGAAGATCGATTTCTTTAGTTCCATCTTTGTTTGGATACACAGTTTGATATGATCCAGTTTCTTTAGCAATATCCATAGCTTCATCAACAATATGATATGCTAATTCTATGAACACATTTTCATATTTTTTAGATGTTTCAGCAAATCGATCTGAATTTACATCGTCAGCCATACGTATAGCTTCGCCACTATCTAAACCTTGAGGTTTCTGTCCTGTGGCTTGCATAGTAGAAATTCCCTCTTGTTGGAATCCATATGCAATCAGCTTATCTCTTTCGGCATACAATTCAGGTGCATTACAGGGAGCAATTTCATAAGAAGGCTTAGTTCCAGAATATGTAATTATTACACCTATTTCATTATTGTTATGGGCTTTAACGACTTTTGAAGACTGTTCTATGAATACTCTTGGAACACCCACAAGAGAAATAGCGCGAGTAATAGTGTACATAATTCTATTAATGCTAATTTGAGTACCAAAAAGTCTGCTTCCAAGACCTTGTCCCCAGAATCCCAAGAATGGGTCACTATATTTGAAGAAGACGAATGGGAATTTAGGCTTATTCCATTCTTCATCCAATATCACACCATTGACTGTCACTATAGAATGTCTACCCGGTATATATCCTGGTGCCTCAGGATCTGATCCAGAAGGAAGTCTCCATCCTTCGACAACCATTATTTGATCTGCAATTGTTTTACCGCAATCTGCCGAATTATCGGGAACTGCTTGTTCCGTTCCAGCAATTACTTTTTTGGCATCCGGATTATTAGCCATGACTTTATCACGATCAACAAGCTTGAGTTGAATGAGCTGTTGAGGATCAGCATTTAGGGAATCATTATCATCTACATATAGATCTGTTGCCATTACTCGATCAATGCAGACTTTATCATTATCTCCACGATAAACTTTTAAAGCGCCCGTTCCTGTCACAATGCCATCACGAAGCATTTTAGAAGCTTTTTCGTAAATTTTTGTCTGATAAAATTCACCTAGAATGAATCTATTCAGCTCTTGTGCCAAATGTCTTTGCTTATAATCTGCGCCATCCGTTAAGAATTTCGGTTCCGGTTGATTCTGCGTAAGACGTGATGTGAGCGTATCTGTACATGATTCGATGATATTGAATGAAGGTCTATCATCGGGCAATGTTTTCGTTTTATCCATTTTGCTGACATTTGATCCGGCATATGAATAAACGCCGCAATAGAGTCTAATAGAAACAGCCAACTGACGTAAACGCCATGTTTGATTCTGTTTAAGATAAGATGCAGTCCCACATAATTGGCTAGCAAGAGATTGATCATCTTCAGCTTTCCACCACTCCGCCAATAATGAAACAGGATCACTTCCAGATTTTGTTTTAAAAGTGATTGAATCAGGTGATTTTTTAGCAGGTGTAATATTCATTATATCCCCGGGTCACGCACAGCTAAATAAAGTAATTCTTCAGGTGTAAGTTCATCAGTCGGAATTTCTTCATTAGATTCAATGTTCTTCTTTTTAATTGGAAGTTCACCAAATTTAACTTCGATATCATGAAATTTGATTTCAGTTACACCTTGTTTTCTACATAATTTAAAGAATGCTTCAAGCTCATCGCGAGTATTTAGCATTATGCTATTCTTTCATTTGATCCTGAACTCATTCCTGGTTTCATGCGACGTTGACGCATAATGCGCTCAACAATATCTCGCATTTCTTCATCATTCATTTCATTTCCTATTTCATCTCCAGAATTTTCACCGGTATATGAAGCTTGAGGAACTTCCTCTTGGTTCATTCTTTCGAAATCATTGGGTTCGAAATCTGCAACGGGTTCTTCTTCATTACGGGGTTCGTCATAGGGCATGTCTCCGCCATCTGCGTAACGAAGCATATCTTCTTGTTCAGAACCTTCCATACGTTGTCTCATGATTCTTCCGACCATATCTTCGGCTTCATCTTGTTCGGAATCCTCATAATCCAGCATGCGCTCATCTTCATGCTCTGCATCTACTTCACCACCTGCGGCATACATCTTTCCACCATGGCACATATGACAGGCATAGGCACCATGAGCGGCACACATACCTCCTTTTGCCATCTCATTATCTTGAGCTTTTTTCTTCATCCCATAAGCAATTGCTAAACTTTGTTTCAATGGTTTACCCGCCTCATATTCGGTTCGGACATTCTTAGAAAAAGAACTTGGTGATTTTCCTTCGATCAAAGGCATATCAGTTTCCTATTCCTTGATAGAGGTTAACGATTGATTTAACAGCGTTAGGGGCAGCATCTGCAGTCGATTGAGAACTAAACACAACTGCGATGACATCTCCAGCTGTTGCAGAAATAACAACTGAACCACCCATGATTGGTTGGGTAGGACTAGGAAATCCATATCGTGCTAGAACTGTGGAATTCTGATTAATGACAATATTAAGTCCTGAAATTGCAGGTACGCCATAGGAACCTATTGTTCCCGTTGCATAGGAGAATCCTGGTGATGCAGTCCCATTTGCAGCTGCAGTAGTAGTGCCAGGCTGAATATCTGTGAGAATTATATTATTTGTAGCACCAGTTACAGTTACGTAAGCTGCCGCTGCAGCGTTTGCCGCAATAGCAGTTCTAGTAGCAGATGCAATATTGTTTGCAGTTACGTTTGTTGCACCCGTAACTTGGATACCGGTTAGACCTGCTGGAGCCGGATCTACTCCGGCGCTATTTATGTTATACCAAACATAGAAACCTTGCAGTGCGCCCGCACTATAAAATGTCCAATATGTACTATTCAAACTTCCGCTTGAATCTGCAACTGTAGTGATAGTTTGGATATTTTGAGTTGGTTGAGTCGTAACTGGCTGACCGCCAGCAGCTAAATAGGGGATAAAAGACTTAAAGGAACAAGTATAGTTTCCCGTCGTGACAACATTAAACGTTTGAGTTCCGAGACCGCCGACTACTGTAGAATTATTCACCTGGAGACTGTTTATTGTCATTTTTCGATCCTTTTTTGAGAAAAATCTCTATATAAAGGATAAAAAAGAGTGGTTTTTTGAGAAAAATGAACAAAGGAGTAATAAATGGAAATTGGTAGCTATGTCATAGTTCGAACTTATTCAGCCGGTGTTTTTGCAGGAGAATTACAAAAACGCGAAGGAAAAGAAGTTACTCTCAAGAATGCCAGACGTATTTGGTATTGGGCTGGCGCATGTTCTCTTTCTCAACTTGCAATGGAAGGGACTAAGAAACCAGCAGAATGTAAATTCCCTAGAGAAGTCCCATTGATTCTCCTATTAGAAGCCATAGAAATAATCCCCACAACTGAAGCTGCCAAAAAATCAATCGAAAGCGTACCAGTATGGGAATAGAAATAAATAGTGGTTATGGTTATGGGTATGGTTCCGGTGAGAAGCTGCCAAAAAATCAATCGAAAGCGTACCAGTATGGGAATAGAAATAAATAGTGGTTATGGTTATGGGTATGGTTCCGGTGACGGTTCAGGTTCCGGTGACGGTTCAGGTTACGGTTCAGGTTACGGTGCAGGTTCAGGTATAGATTATGGTTCTGGATACGGGTCCGGTTCCGGTGACGGTTCAGGTTCCGGTGACGGTTACGGTGATGGTTTAGGTTCCGGTTCCGGTTCTATTGATGGTGACGGTGACGGTGATGTTTTCGGATATGGCATCGGTTCAGGTTTTGGTTCCGGGTCAGGTGACGGTAATGGTTATGGATAACATATGGGAACAGAAATAATTAATGATCGCCGAAAAGATCACCGTTTCGGCGACGGTTCAGGTTCAGGTGATGGTTCCGGTTATGGTTTCGGTTTCGATTCCGATGATGGTAATGGATAATATATGGGAACAGAAATAAATAGTGGTTTCGGTTCAGGTAACGGTGACGGTTTGGGTTCCGGTTACGGGGACGGTTATGGGGACGGTTCAGGTAACGGTGACGGTTTGGGTTATGGGTCAAGTTATGGTTCAGGTTCCGGTGACGGGGACGATTTTTGTAATGGCATCGGTTCAGGTTTTGGTTCAGGTATTGGGTCAAATTTCGATTCAGGTTTCGGAGACGGCTTTGGTTGCGGCTTTGGTTCGTATTCAGGCTCAGGCAATGGTAAGGGATAAGATAAATGGAATAAAAATAGGTTACTTTTCTCCAACTATCCGGAAAAACCGGACAGTTCAAACTTCAATTACTTATTCTAATGCTTCTTTTTTCATTTCTTCAAGCGTCACCCCAAATCTCCTAAACTTCCTTCTTCAGGCCAATCATTGCGTCTTTCGAGATATTCTCTTTCTCTATCCCAAATTCCATCAGCTTGCTGCTTATGCCATTCCGGTGTATATTTTATAATCTTCTTTTCGGGAGCAATAGAAGCGTAATGATATCCGCATCTCCAGGCATAAATGAACGCGTCGGTTAAATGATTTGGTAAAGAAGGATGTTCTTTCTTAGGATATTTTATTTTATCCCCATCTGTAACCCAGACTAATCCAGACATTTCTTCCCATAGAGGCCTATTCTCGGGAGTATCCAAGATCTTAATCTTTCCTTGGATTAGATCACTATTACATAGTTCTATAAATGTAACTTTATCCTGTTTGTCAGCATATTCGAATGGGATTGCAGATCTAAATCGCATTGATTCGACGCCCTGTTTATTGGCACCATCTATGATAATCTTATGAGGAGCATATAAAGAATCTCTCATGAATTCTTGAATTTTTAATGCGACATCTTCAAAAGTCATCTTTTTCTGTTTGAAGCATTTAATAATATATAAGAAAGAGTCATTGATATGATATCCACTGAGCACAAAAGCTGAATCATCTTCCCATCCCGTATCCACACCCAGCACAAATGTCCAACCATCCGGATATAAAGCCATAGGCAAACATTTAGATAAATTCTTTTGGAGATCAAATCTATAAACAAGTTTATCCTCATCAACCACCCATTTATTAAGATACCATTGTTTATACTGGGGCGTTTCCATGTATTGGGGACGTTCAATTCTTATTTGCTCTAATGCTTCACCCCATTGTCTTGAAACATAAGGATTATCAAATGCTGTCCACTGAAATAACTTCCATCCCCCTTCCTCCCCTTTGGTAATTTCATAGAAAAGTCCGCGAGGAAAGTTACTTGCTGTTCCTGTGAGACATATAGTTCCTCTATCTCCTTCGAAGTTAGGATCAACCATAGCAGGGCCTAAAATCCCATATACAAGGTTTCTAACATCAATGGTATACATAGAAGCTTCATCGATACAAACAAGTCTGAATTTGCGTCCTAGAAGCTTTTGCATTTCATTTTGATCGGCGTTAATACCCACAATCTTTATCATAGATCCATTTGCCAATGTCATGGCGAGTTCAGTCTGATTGAAGCTCGCTTTCAAATTATGCTTACGATCAATTACGGTCAGGATGTCTTTCCAAATTATAGACTTAGCAGAATCTCGCGTAAGACCTATAAACAAACAATTGCAGCCAGGATTTTGTAATGCTTCCTGAACAAGATATAAGCCCACAGTATAGGACTTCGCAGAACGGCGGGTACAAAATAGAGCCTTCTGTTTGGATGGATCTTTGATAAAAGCAACTTGTTGCGGGAATTTATAATCTAAAACATCAGGAATTGCCTTTTGTCTGGCTATGCGAGCAGCATATTCTTCAAGGATAGATCTAGAAGAGTATCCATCATTCATTTCACCACTTCTTAGGCCTTTCTTGTCCTTTTTGGATTTTACCACTTATTGCTTCTTGAATTGCTTGCTGTCTAGATGCAAGTGCTTGAGCTGCTTGAGGAGTCTGGGCTACTTGGTCGATGGGAACTTGATGTTCAACAACATTAAGTCCTGTTTTTTTTGTGGTAGAGAATGGAGAATCTGGGGTTGTGGAGGGATCTGGAATTGTTCGATATGCGACTTTAGTACAATTCAATTCCTGTTCGACTTCTTTAATTCTAGTCGAAATGAGATCTTTTGTGATCTTGGGCAATTTATGATTCAAAAGAAGTTCTAGGAGAAAACTAAGTTCAGTCATTTTGAACTTCTCGTATTTTTTTTCTTGAAACCATTAAGTCTATATAAGATAGAGTGGTTAATATTAAAAGCATATAATACGAAAGCAGATTCATCTTCCCATCCAGTGTCCAAATCGAGTAAATACGCCCACTCTCCCATAGAAAGATATGGTAAATTAGTGCTACAAATATTTTTCCCCATGTCAAATCGATAAAAAGTTCAATCATTTTCAATTCCCCACAGATATTCCCCTGTTGAGCCAATTGCAATATATTTATTATCATCTACTTGTCTGATATAAGGGGAATTACGAGCCAAATAATCTTCCATATCTTCAATTATAAGTTCCGAATAAGAAGCTTTCGAAACGAACAATTCCGCGTCTTTTAGATTATCAAATGCTCCAATAAAATCATTCATCCCTCCTTGATGAGGAGGATCTGGGCACTGAAATATGGCGAAACGTTTCATTTTTCAAGCCAATGTTGATGGCCATTTTCATCCATCCAAAGTTTATCGGATTTATAATCAATTCCATGTTTCTCAAAAATCTTTTCAAGAATCGAAAATTGATTTTTTAATATTATAAATTCCATCCTTATTTCTCCTAAAGATTTTTCTAAAAATCCTTCAGGAAAAGGAATTCGATATATATCCATTATAAATATCCTCTTAAGTCAATCAGCTTCAAAAGAACTGCCCATAGATATTTTCCTGTTGGAAATCTTATTCATTCGATCGACAAATTTGCTTTTTGATCAGTTCAAAAGCAGCCAGTGCTTCACTAGTAGTATGATATTGTAAAATAAGATTGTCAATCGCAGCATATTCTGCTGTCAATATATCAAGATCAATCGAAATTTTTTTCAATCCCGCTAATACAATAATATATTTTCCTGCATCCAAAAATATTGGTCTTATGAACATTTTATTTTTCCATTATTTGTGTCTAAATTCCCTCATTAGAATGATATATCAAAACAATCAGCTTCAAAATTACTGCCCATTTATTTAACCTTACCACCAATGCCAGTTTTACCATGTCCTTCTCCAGCATGAACATGACTCATAGGACTCTCAACTTGCGCTGTTTGAAGCCTACCTGCAACAATAGGATGAGTATATTGAGGGACAGACATTTCAGGCTTTCCTATCTCCATGCTATTTACATTTGATGAAGGAATTATGCATAGCTTTTCCCCAATTGAAATTATAAGCTCTTTTTCTTGTCTGTCGTAGACAAGAATCATCACTGAATGTTTTGAGGATTTTCCTGGATCAAGTTTCAAACCCCAATTTGTGCCGGCGAAAAATAATGGAGATTTGAGTTCTGCGAATTTTATATCTATTTTAGTCATTTAATGATCTTTCTTTTGCTTAATAATTGTTTTAATGCCTGAAATTCTTCAGAATTTTCTTTCTCATCAACTCTCTCAAGAGAAAGAAGAATATCTCTTTTTTGTGAATCAGTATAATCGAGCATTCTGGTATAAGATTCTCTAACCGCATGATAATTATCACATATATCAGTATAGGGCTTCTCGATTTTTTCCATATGGGCGCCAAGAAGATATAATTTGTTGTTTAATTTTTCCGTGATTTTTTTCATTTTAGAAAAATCTTCTTTAAGATCATTCGTAATTTTTAGAAATTCTTTGCGAGAATTATATCGAATTGTAGGAATCGGATTCATTGCATATGTTGATATTATCATATTGAGACAATCATTTAATTCGTCTAATGTCATTATTGACCTTTAAGCAAAAGGATTAAATTTCAATTCTTTATATTTCGATCCCGTTTTTTGCCATATCTGAATAGCAGGCCCAGTTATATGTGTAAATGTTGTTACATTTTTAGGCAATAGAGATTTACCAATCCCAACATTGCGATTATTGTCATGGACATGAATATAATCCAGAACATCTTCTCGGACCACTGAGAATCCCAATACATTATCATGATCATCACTTAAGACAGCCAATCTAATTTCCGAATCCGGCTTACTTAGAAGATTTTCTATATAGATATGATAATGGTCAAAATATTCTTTGGAACGCATCTTTCTAAATAATGGATTTCCATATCTTAAACTTCTAAGCCATCTAGAAAAAATTAAAGATATATACATCGTTGGTAATAGCTTTGAAGGATAAACGAGAATTGAATATGTAGAATCTATTGAATCACTCACGCTTTTCCTTTAATCCCAGTTGTTTTTTAGTATAATGTCTTATATTCCAAGCCATTTCATATTTCCTAATAATAAATCTAATGGCTTCCTTTCGTAATGGCGTCCCTCTTTGCTTTAAAAGCAACATGATATCTATTTGTTTAACGCCTCTGGCATATAAACCCATAACATATTTATCTTTTTTACTTTTGAATTTTGTTTTGGGATCGAACGCTGCATCCGATATTTTTCTGAAATATTCTTCAGTGGTTTCAAATAAAAGAA